TTAGACAGGGGGTATCGTATTGATTGTAAAATGAGGACTAAACAGGACTTACCGTGGCTTAAGCGTGAAAAGTTTCGTAGAGTCTATGAAGAACTTTTGCACACACATCTTGAAGGCATACCAGAAATGCCTTTAGAAGTAGCAATGCAATCAGTAGATAAAATACTAGGAAGCGACATAAGATTTACCCCCGATGAACTAAAAGAAAGAGAGAGTGGAAATGAATTTAAACTTACTTAAAAGTGTTAAAGGAATAATAGGTGCAGTAGCTCCAACAATCGGTACGGCATTAGGTGGCCCGATGGGTGGGATGGCAGCTAAGATGGTCTCCGAAGTACTTGGAGTTGATAACGATCCTAAGAAAATAGAACAGGCTATACAAGCTGCAACACCAGAACAACTAGCTGAACTTAAGAAAATAGATAAAGATTTTGACATTAAGATGAAAGAGTTAGATGTAGATTTATATGCTTTAGAGACTAAAGATATCCAGGATGCACGAGGTAAATTCTCTAAAGATTGGACAGCACGTATCATAGGTGTAACAGTAGTAGGTGGTTTTATGGGCTACATATTCCTAGTAACTCTGCAGCCTCCAGAGCAAAACAGCGAAGCATTGATTAACTTAGTCCTAGGATACCTTGGAGGACTTGCAAGTGCTATTATTTCTTTTTACTTTGGCGCAAGTAATACTAACAAAAAAGATGATTAATTATGGTTACTAAAACAACTTTATATAGAGCTTTAAAACTTAAATACGAAGCACAAGAAGCAGAAGCAAAAGCTAATCTAGAAATATACTTTAATAATAGTGTAGGTATCGGTGAACATCCTGATGTTGTAGAAGCTATGGATGAACAGATAGATAAACTAGCTCAAGCACAGGATAAACTAAACGCATTAGAAAATGAATTTGGTTAGATGCAAAGTATCTTTGGATTAATAGCTGAACTAGGCTTGCCTGTAGCAGGTGGTCTTATTATGGCTTACTTTATATTCCTTGTAATGAAACAGTTAATGGATGGTTTAGTAGGTGAGATACAAACAGTACAGGCTATTTCTAAGATGTTAATTACTAGAGCTTCTACTATGAATAACGATATGATTCGTATAGATACTAGCGTTAGTAGTGCATTAGGTTTATCGCCTGATCTAGAACGTATAGCTAGAGCTGAGAATTTTGTAGAGGACGGACGTATAGATGCAAGAAGAGATTAGTTATGCACCAATAGGTGACGTAGAAGCAGCAGTAGATGGTATCTTTGGTCTTATCTATCTCTATCCTTCTGATTACTTCATAGTCTTTGGATCGCTTAGTCTATTTGCTATCTATGGTTTATCAATATACGCAGGGATAAAGTACATACAAAAGAAATTTAAGTAATGGATATTGTACAAGTAGTATCAGACTTTGGATTCCCTGTAGTAATGGTCGTAGGACTAGGATACTTTGTATACTTTGTATGGCAGACAATCACTAATAAGATTGATCCTGCTGTACAGGAAATGAAAGTAACTATCATAAGACTTACAGATCAGTTACGTTTATTAGATCAAGATATGATTAGACTTCAGCAGAAAGTAAATACGGTACTAGAACTTAAAGAAGAGAATACAATAAATGAAACTAAAAAAAGATAAAGAACTTTTAGTTATTAGTTGGACGTTACTAATAATCTTTTTTGTGTCTCATATTAAAGCCGATCAATTAATCTACAATTTTAAAAGCCCTAGCTTCTCAGGAATAAATACATCGAGCCACTACCTTACTATTGAGAACCAAGAAGCTACTCGCAAAGCTACAATTAAAGAAGAGATCAAAGCTTACACAGATCAGTTAGCCAGAGAAGCAGACAACACAACGCTTGCTAGGTTTATAAGAAACTTAGAAAGCCGTATCTATGCACAGCTATCGCGACAGATGGTGGAGTCTTTGTTTGGGGAGACACCACAGAAAGAAGGTAAACTAACACTAGAGGGTAATACAATTGAATACGTTGTTGAAGCAGATACAATTACGCTTACAGTTACAGATGAAACAGGTGGTACAACTAATATTACTGTGCCTATTGGTGACTTTACTTTCTAGTTGTGCCTCACGTAATATCTTAGAAGGTAGTGGTATACCTAATATAATAATTAAAAGTTCTTCGATACTAGATTTACAATCAGAAGAATTAAAAAATGTACGTCCTGCTAAACGTAAGCCTGTCATAGCTATCTATCCTAATAGCTTTAGAGACCATACAGGCCAACGTAAAAGCAACGGACAGTTTGCATTATTTAGTACTGCAATTACCCAAGCCCCGGAAGCTTTTCTTATTAGGGCTTTGAAACACGCAGCAGATGGTAAGTTCTTTCAAGTTGCAGAACGTGTAGGACTTGATTCACTTACTAAAGAAAGACAATTAATTCGCAGTACACGTGATTCTTTTGAAGAGGACAGTACTGTAAAACCTTTATTATTAGCAGGATTGCTTTTACAAGGCGGTGTACTTAGCTATGACTCTAACATAAAATCTGGAGGGCTTGGAGCCAGAGCGTTAGGTCTAGGATCAAGCAAAGAGTACCGAGAAGATTTGATTACTATTTCATTAAGACTTGTTTCTGTATCGACAGGAGAAGTATTAATAGAAGTATTGATATCAAAGACAGTTACTTCAGCAGGTGTTTCTCAGGATCTGTTTAGATTTATATCTGAAGGAACAAAGCTTATAGAAGTAGAAGGAGGAGTTGCAGCAAACGAAAGCAGCGCTATAGCTCTACAAAAAGCAATAGAAGCAGGTGTATTAGAAATAATAAAAGTAGGAATTACTAGGGGGTATTGGAGATATGAATAAATTAATTAGCTTGTTGGTGCTTGTTAGCGTTTCCGCGACAGCTTCAGACAACGAGATCTTTGTAGATCAAGTAGGAGCTACAGCTAACATAGATCTTGAGCAATTAGGTAGTGGTAACATTATAGGTGGTCTTACTGCAGTAGCAGGTTCAATGACTGCATTAGATCTTGATGGAACCTCAATGACATTAGATATAAATCAAATAGGAGATACTAACAAGTTCTTAGGGGATATGTACGCAGATACATACACTGGTTACTTTAACTTTGATGGTGACACCAACACGTTTACATCTAAGATGGATCCGACCAATGCGTTTGGCGCAGATGGTTCTAACGTTAATGTCCAAGTGACAGGCAGTACCAACACCTTCACACTTGATTTAGCTACTGCAGCTTTAGCAAGTGGTGCAGATATAGATTGGACTGTACAGGGTTCTAGTAATACTATTAACGCTGACATTGATGTAGACTCAGCAACTAACTATATGAATATAGATGGTGACAGTAACACAGTAAACTATGATGGAGATGGTTATGCGCAGGGGTATTTTCACCTTACACACACAGGAAGCTCAAGAGCCTTCGATGTGGATCAGCAAAGCACACAAGATAATGACTGGCTTAAAGTTACTTCTACTGGTTCTAACGGTACAGTTTGCATTAACCAAGACGATCAAGGCACAAGCGTTGGATGTTGATATTGGAAGCATTACACAGTTAAATGGCAATACCAGAGTAGTAAGAGACAAACCTTATGAGAGCGAGATTAATTTCTCGCTTAACTCTATGGACAAACTAGAAACTGCGCAAGGCAGAATGGGTGTTACGTTTAGAGATGATACAACCATACGTCTAACAGAACACAGCAACGTAACTATAGATAAGTTTGTGTTTGATCCTGATCCAGCTAAATCTACAATGGCTTTGTCGTTTGTGAAAGGTACTGGCAGGTTCATAAGTTCTAAAACTAAAAGACGTATACCTAAAGATAATATTACTATCCGTACCAATGCGGCCACCATTGGAATTCGCGGCACAGATTTCACGCTGACTGTTAAAGAAACTGGAGAAACTTTAGTGATCCTACTCCCTGATGAGTTTGGTAACTCTAGTGGTGAGATAACTGTAGACACAGCACTAGGACAGGTAGTCCTTACCAAAGCCTATGAAGCTACTACAGTATACAACTTTGAAACTCCTCCTACTCCTTCAGTTATACTAGACCTGACACTAGATATGATTGACAATATGCTCATTGTAAATCCTCCAGAGACTAAAGAGATTCAAACAGACGAATCAGTTGCTGCTGTAGATAATCTATTAGACGTAGACTTCTTAGAGTTTGACGAGCTAGAACAGGATGATTTAGCTGAAGATGATTTAGAATATACAGAGCTAGACATAGACTACCTAGCAGGTAACTTCCTTGAAGATCTACTTGATGTAATCCAGGAAGTAGATGAATTAGGTAAAGCAAACAAAGCCCTATCTGCAGATGGAGTTAAAGGTACAGCAGTAGGTTATGATGGAGATACTCAGATCAGTACCTTTGTTACAGATACTAATTTAAAGTTCTTAAGGTCTATAGAAGATACACTAGAGATGAACGTATCTAAAGATGGTTCGTACAGTATAACTATTGAACAAGAAGGTAAAGTAAACAGAGTCACTACTAACGGAGGAAGTTCTTCTGTTATTAATATTAAACAAGGAAGTTAAGACTTACGAGCATTTAAGTCCGCTTCTATTTTATTATGTACTTCGTCTAATTCTCTTGTCGCGCTTCTTACTGTCGACTGTAGTAGGTTAAAGTCTTCTTTAGTTAATTGTTTAGCTAACACGGTAATGTCTGTACTTGTTCTTTCAGTAATTAACTGTCCTTGTTTATTAAACAAAACTTCATAGCCTAATAGTTTTGCTTCTGTCCTTTTTTTTCTAGCCATTAAATTATCTCACAAGTACCTGCACTACAGGCCAATTCTTTAGTGTTCTCAGTATTATCTTCTGTCTCATACTCTGTTATCTTAGACCAATCTACTGTGTCTGTAGTTTTCTTTAACCACTTACGATATTCATTATAAGTTATCTCTTGATAAGGAGCTTGCTTATATGAATGATCTGAGTAAGGTAAGAAAGAGATACCAGATATATCATCAAAGTTTTCTTTTACCCAAGCACCTACGCTCATCCATTCATCTTCTTTAACTGAGATTGTTACGGAAGGTTTATGCTCGCACCATTTATCTTGATAGTCTTTCCAGATATTTAAATGTTCAATAGCTGTAAAGTCCTTTCTAGTATATGCGCCTTTAGGACTCTTCATTGGAAAGTAAAACACATAGGTATGCTCTGGCTTGGTAAGATCGTCTTCGTAATAGACTCCTGCATCTACCATCATTCTAGCTAACGGATCTTTTTTATCTGCTCTAACAGTACGAAGGTAGTATGGGCTATGTCTAGTGTGAATACCAGAAGCACTATCGACCAGTTGGCTAACTGTTCCGCTAGGTTTGACGCACGTTATTGCTGCGGATTGGGGGATACCTAGTTTCTTAGCCCATACTTTATTAACAGATACGGATAAATCTTTCAACTCCTGTAAATCTATCTTGCCGTTTATCATATTAACGTTGTCCATTATACCTGTAAGCGATACTCCAAGCAACGATTCTTCTTCTGTATTTTGTTTCCATTTACTTGTAAGGTATCTAAAGTTTGTAAGTGTAGCCTGAAACGTACCAAGTATAGTAGCTAGTTCTACTTTCTTTTTAAGAGTATCTGCTGTATCGTTTGCTCTAACTACAACTTCAGTAAGATTACAAAATTGTTTATTGCGTAGAATAATTTCACTACAAGGATTACAACCAAAGTCTTTATAGTCTTCTCGTCTACCGTTCTTTGATGCCTGCTTTTCTGCGGCCTGCCTATTAAAGATACCACGTTCACCGCTTTTAGACTCATACAAAGATAACCATTCACGCATAAACGCACCAGTTTCTGCAGCATCTGTATAGGCTACAGAGTTATTAGATAACGCTCTCTGTTGATTGTCTTCCCACCAGGCACCTGACTTGGCATTACGCATACGGTTGTCTGACAGGTTGCTCAAGGAGATTAAAGCACTTCTGCGTACTCCTCCTACGACTACTACTTCTGCAACCTTACACATCAAATCGTGACAGTCTATAGACACAAGCTTACGTTGTCCTTTTGTAATAGCATCACGAAATATATTAATAGTAAAATCAAATAACTCTTCAAGCGGAGCAGGGCCACTAGCACGACCACCAAAGGTTTTAAGTCTAGCACCATAAGGTCTAATGTTGGAAACATCCCACGTAGGAATTTGTCCTGCATACAGTAACGACAGTAGTTCTTTATAGGACTTTGCCCACCCAATCTTAGAGTCAGCTACTTTTATAACTGTATCTGTATTGAATAGTTCTTCAGGTAGATCAGGAAGTTGATTAACGTACTGACGTTCTACACTAAAACCTACACCTGTACCACACATAAGTATGTATAACGTTTCATCAAAGGCTCTGACGTTATCGACAGCTACATAACTACAGTTAAACCCTGCAACGTTATCTTGCTCTAATGCTTTACCTGCTGACATCAATGCTCTCATACTGGGCATAACATCTAAGTTAAGCACAGCCTGCTCTAATTCATCACGTACCTTTATAGTAACGTGTGCTGTATCAGGCTCAAGCTTTTGTATGTGTGTTACAAAGAAATTAAAGTAACGATCTACTGTTTCTTCCCACGTTTCTCTGCGTTGATTCTCTTCATTCCATCTAGCATATCTGCTTAGATGTATAAACTGTTGATAGTTTGTTGGTAGTTCGTTAGTTTGTTGTGTCATATTATTGTTCCTAATAATTTGTTATTAATTAATAAAAAAGAAATAGCAGATAATACTAAGAAGATGACAGGCATAAGAGCATCCCATAACTCTACTTCCATTTCTAATCTTCCATCAGTACCTGTTAATACTATTTGTTTTAATATATACGAAAGACAAATAAGACTTTGAGTTAAAGCCAATACTGCCATAATATATCCTGCAGCCATATCTTCAGTATAGATAAAGTAAGTACCTACTAACATTCCAAAAAAAGGAATCATATACAATAAAGTTCCAATCATTTTTTCCACCCTTTTCTTATTTTACCGTTAGGTATATATTGATTCATATACTTATAATTTTTTAGTTCTTCTTGTGATTCTTCTAAAGCATTAAGTAATCTATTTTCATACCATTCAGCTTTACGTAGATCTTCTAGTCCGTTTTTATATCGAAATCTCCAGCGATACTTCATAGAGTTACCACGTAAGTAGCCTATAAATTCTTCTATACTAAGCATAGCTTTAATTGCATCAATACATTCTACTTGTCCTTGATTGTAATGCTCTGGATTATTAACTACGTCTGTCATTGTTTAAACTCCTCTGGTAAAGTTTCTGCTTCCTTTAAATAATCAATAGCGTTTGTTAAAATTTCTGTGTTGTCTTTAAAATGTCCAAGTCCTTTATTACACATAGAACATAATATACCTCTTAATTTATTTGTTGTGTGACAATGATCTATACAAGCTGTATTGTTCTTAAGTTTTTTATTTTTATGAATTGTTATTTTACAAATCTTACATTTATTGTTTTGTTTTTTTAATATAAAATTTTTTTCTTTTAGAGTTATGCCATACTTTACCTTTAAGTAATATTTTTTGTTGTTAGACGACAGTTTTTCTTTATTAGCTTTTCTGTAAGCTTTTGCGTAAGCTATTGCTTTTTCTTTATTAGCTTCTCTGTATGCTTTATTACTAACTGTTACTTTTTCTTTATTAGCTTCATAATAAGCTTTTGCGTAAGCTATTGCTTTTTCTTTATTAGCTTCTCTGTATGCTTTATTACTAGCTTTTACTTTTTCTTTATTAGCTTCATAGTAAGCTTTTCTTTTAGTACTATCATAAGCCATTATTTCCATTCCTTCGGTAAGGTATCTTCAGTATACCATTTAAAATTATTAGACTCTGCCCATTCAGCGTGAGTTCTTTTAGTACCGTTTTTTCTTTTCTTAGCTCCTGGCATAGG